TGGCAAGCTGTAGTTTTGCCAATACCGTCAAGAGCTCCCATTCCTGCTGTTCAATAGGCTCGATTTCCATTACCGACCCCCGGCCAGCAACCAAGCGGCTTTGATGGTGTATCGCCCCGTTGAAAAGTAGTGAAACCAAAAACGAAGGCGGCGCGTCAGTGATTGCTTAATAAAATCCTTGCGCTCTTTCCGAGCGAAGTCCGACAAGATCAGGTATTGGTTAGCTGTTCTCATTTCAGTCTCCAAAGAGGGCTTCATACATAAGACAAAGGGTTACAAATCCGAGCAGCATCAAAACAATGTCAAGAGTCATTTTTTGCCCTTTCGATTTGATCTTTAAGCAAAGCCTCGCGATCTTGTTTAGCTACTAATTTCCTCTCGCGCATAACGTCTGCGGCATCGCGCAAAAGATTTTTTTCGGCTTCGTTTTGAGTCGGGTGGATATGCCTTAGATAGAACTCGGCGTAATCAAGCCCAATCTCTTTACCCCACAGATACATACTCATTCATGCCCCCACTGGTGATTACAGGCACAACAAGCCTTGTAATTCGTCTCCGGTAGTGAATAACTAGCCTCGGCGTGACAGTCGATAACGTCATCAGAGCCGCAGTTTGGGCAGACTTCGACCGGCTCGTTTGTTTCGCTCATATCGCCTCCGCAATCAAATATCTGCGTTCGCGTTCAGCATCAATCGCGTTCTCTTGTGCGCGTTCGCGTTCGTCCTGGCGGTAGTAGTCCATCAATTCTTCGTGTCTCTCGACGTAGAGCTTTACGAGTTCCTCAAGCCACTCATTAGCTTCATCTTGCTTACGTGCGACCTTGAGGCGGAAGTAAACAGATACGTCCTCGCCATCAATCACTGAATCAATCGAATGGCCGTGGAAGGACTCGCCCCACAAAATCGAATCAACGATGTTGCTTTGTGCTTTACTTACTTGAGTCATTGCACACCCCCATTTGTTTAGTAGCTTTCGCGTAACCGACTTGTGAGCCGGCATAAAGGCAAACCATCATCAGAAAACAAGCTGCGAATACAGTTGAGAATTTCATTTTTCGGCCACTCGTTGACTTTGTTTCCACTCGTTCCAGTAGTCAGCCAAAGAGTTACTGATGTAATGGTCATAACCTTTACAGTGAAGAAGCTCATGCCCCAAAGCAGAAGTCAGCCAAAGATAAATTCTGCAAGTCATTTCGTCGAAATTTATCCACGCACAAGCCAGCATCGGGCCAATCAAAACGACTTCGGCAACATTGCGACCGCATTTTTCCTGCGTTCCCCAAAAGCCGTGTTCCTCAACGATTACTTCCAACTGAGGCCAATCAGAGGGCGGGGCTTTGTGTTCGTTAATGACTGTGCAAGCTCCGAGGGCCATCACTAAAAGGAGAGCGATGAATACGGGCTTGGATTGCTGCTGGCGGCGGTTCATGGCGGCTCCTAAGCAGCAGCTTTGTCGTATTTGCAAATCAAGTTGCGGAGTTTCTTAACCTCTCGCCGCGCCCAGGCTTGATTACATTCGTCGTGTTCCATTTCACCGATGAGTGCATCGTTGTTCATGTGTCCGCCTTCGTAGAAGCAGGACAAAACGTATTTGGCTTCGTGGACAATTTCGGCATCGGTGTAATCAGCAATTTCCTTGTGATCGTCCTCGCTGATGTTGTTAAGCGTGGAAGCAAGCTCATCAATCGCCATCGCTGCTTTAATGATTGCTCTGCTCATCTCTGCTCTCCCGTTCATCCCGCGTTGCTGCGGTATGGAAAGGAGTCTACACGAAACGTGGATACATGCAACACGAAACGTGTATCAAATGCACAAATATTTTTATAGGGTCAATAAACCCTATTTATTAGCTTTGGCTAATTCAGATCGGGAGTAGAACGGACGGGCCGGTTCCGTAAAGATGATGTTAATAGCCCTTAGTTTTTTCAGGTATTCATCCTGCTCGGCGGCGGGGAGCTGCCGGAAGCACTTGATTAGTTCTAACTCGGACTTACTCAGGGGTTCCTTATTGAGCGTAAACCCCGCCAGGTAGCCAGCCGTGACCCTCAGAGCTTTGGCTAATACCAATAGCTCGTCTATACCTGGCTCACGTATTCCCTGCTCGTAATTGGCTAATTGGGTTGTCTTGATTTTCCCATCAGTCAACAGGGCAAGAGCCTTTTGGGTAAGACCCTTTTCCTTCCGCAGCGCAGCAATAGTGCGCCCTGTTTGGTTAGTAGTCATTGGTTAATTCTAATTACGTGGGGCTTTTTGTGCTTAAACAAAAAAACTCCACGAAACGTGTTGCATGTATCCACGAAACGTGTAGAATCTTGTTTTATGAAACTTACCGAATACCTGAAGCAGATGAATAACGACCGGAAAGCTGCACAGCTTTTTGGCGTGACTGAGCGTGCGGTTTCTTCGTGGAGAAGGGGTGAGAGAACACCCAGACCGAAGCACGCGAAAACAATCATTGAAAAATCACCAGTGACCATAGAGGGAATCTACGGTTTTGGTGAACCTCAATCGGCCTGATGACGCATCAATAAACCGATGAAATCTCGCAAAAGAACCTGCTCCTTTTTGCCTAGCGTTCGGAACGCTCCGAGCAATTCCGGCTCGGTGTATTCGCCAGCCGTGAACGAGTGGATTGGCCCTCGACCGTTCGCCAACCACAAAACGCGAACATTTAATGTTTGCGACAGCGAAACGATATTTTCGGCGTTCAGGCGTGGCGTGGTGTCGCGCAGCCACTTTCGGATGACTTGCGGACTGACTCCTACCCTCGATGCCAGCATATCCGCCGCAGGTATTCCTGCTGCGAACATTGCCGCTTTTAGCCTCAAGCCGAATGCCATAAAGACTCCTGATTTTGTTGTTTGGGCGGGAATCAGTATGCGGCAATTCAGGGAAACAAATAATTCGCATAAGTTAAGTTTTATTAAGTTTCGTTTCGCTGCTGCAAGCCGACCCCAACCCTCCTGCGGGTCGATGTTCCCGGCGTTCCAGTGCTTGCCTGATGGTCGGGGGCTTTTTCTTGTCCATAAACACAGTGTGCCTTTTTTTAACCAAGGACTAACAGGAAATTCAACAGCAAAGGAGCGTTATTCACATGAATAATTCTTTAGGTCTGTGTTTTGGGGTCACTAACGGTGAAGTCTTGACCATTGACGAGTCTCATTTAAAGGCTTGCAAGACCTTTAAAGACGCTCTCCGTCTGTGCATGAAGCTGTCTAGAGTCAAGCGCACTCAGGCTGATCTAGCACTTCAGGCTGGAATCAACGTCTGCCAGTTCTCAAAAATCCTTCACGCTGATTTTCATCTGCCGGGCGACTCCATCGCGGCGATTGAGAGGCTTTGCGGAAACACCGCCATGACGCAATGGCTGGCCCTTCAAAACGGGGCGGTCATTCACATCAAGACTGATGCGGAGAAGCTGGCTGAGTGCCAAGCGGAACTCGCAGCCTTTAAAGCGCAGGTCGCAGCGTGATCGAAATCCTCTTTCCTAATTTCAAGCCCGATCTTTCTAAAGCTCGGAAAGTCACCTTTGTTTCTAAGGCAGAGCTAGACGAAGAAGAAAACTTCGATCTTGGCGGCGTTCGTTCT